GCCGTTCATCATCCAGTAACGATGCAAATGTTCGTGAAAGATCGTCACGGGGAAGTTCTTGAATTGTGCGAAGGACCGCAGGAGCTCGCCCTGCAATGTGCCTGGCTGAGTGCCGCCGACGAGCCCGGCCTTCGCGCGGGTCGAGCTGACCGGCACCGCCAGATCCGTCAGCGTTTCCACCAGGGCCATCGATTGAGTGCTGAGCTCGCGCGCCAGGGAGGGGTCGATATCTGTGCGCGTCTCGATGTCGAGCAACCGCAGCAATTGCACACCGCTCTCCGCGTCCGTGTAGAGCTCTGTCGAGCGGATGATGTCCCAGCGGTCAGCCCCTATGCCGTGCTGCTGCATCATATCCTGCAAGCCCTTGTCGAGCTCGTTGAAGCGCCTTCCGATGTTGTCGGTTAGATAACCCATGAACTCGATGCCGAAGGCGTTGCGCCCCGCCTGTGTCCAGGGTGAGAGGCCCGTAACCCTCATTACCGTGTCACTAATCCGACGTGTGATCTCGGGGCCAGTTACTTCGTCAAACATCCGCGCCTGGGCATATGCAGTCGTTACCCAGTTATCGGCCCCAAGGCCCAGACGAGCTGCGAGGCGTCCGCGCTCCTCGAGGGATAGCGGCTGGAACTCTTTGAGAACGCGGGAGATTAGCTGCGTTTGCGGCATCCCGACCATCATCGCTGCCATCCGCTGCGTAGATAGATCCGACACGGCCGAGAGAAACGCGCCGCCGAGAAGGCTGGAATTCAAAATGTTCCGCGTTCCTGCGCCGACATCAGCGAGAAGGGTATTGCCTGGGACGTTCGCTTTGCCGGTGAATATATCGAACATCACGTCGAACTTGTTCAAATCGCCAGCGATGGTGCTTTCGAGATCCGCATTGCCGACGACCATTTTGCGCGCCTCTGCTTTCAGGGCGGTTATCATCGTGCTCGGATTTGGGCCAAACGTCTCGAGCATTGCGATGTCGCGGCTCATGCTTTCAACGTGGCGGATCATCGTTGCAAATGGATCAGGCTCGCCGAACTTTTGCTGATAAGCGAGCCAGGAGTCAGCATCCTTGAAGACTAGAAAACGGTGATCGGTGCGCCGGTTTGCAAGCGATGAACCTCGAGCACCGAACTGCGGACCTTGCAGCTTGTTTAGTCCGCCCGTCGTAATGGTCTTGTAAACCTCCGACAAAGCAAGCTCGAGCCGCTCATCGCTCATTTTCAGGCCGGTCGCCTCATCAATCATCCGCTCTGGGTCGAGCTTGTCCCGAATGAATTCTTTCCACTCTTTCTCGGTCGCTTGCCGAACGCGGAGCATATCGTGGCTTTGCGGTAGTCCCCAATCTTCGCGCTTCGGTATCCGCATCCCGGCACGGTTAGCGCGCAGCCGCAACGCTTCAGCAACCTCGGCCCAGGCTTGCGCCATTTCCCGAGCTGCGACGTTGCCGGTGTCCTCGCCGAATACCTCTTTGACGAGAGTAGGGAGCTCCGCGGAATACTTTGTCTGGCCGACAATGCCCTTGCGGTAGCGCCCCAGGATCTGATCCATTTGTGCAAACGCTTGTTTCCGCGTCGCCTGGTACACGCCTTCGACGCCGACAAAGTTAGCTCGAGGATCTCGAGAGATTAGTGCTTGCAGCGCTTTACCTGGGCGGTCACTGGCGAACTCGGCAATGTTGCGCTGTAACTGTCGGAACTTCTGCACCTGCATCAGTTTAGTCCGCTTCCGATGCAGCGCGTCAGCCTTGAGCTGGTCGTATGTCTGACGAGCTGCTGCCGCTTCGCCGACCTCATCGACCAGGGACGTGTATAGGTCAGATGCAGCCTTGCCCTGTTCCTCAGTCATCCGGTTTTCCTGGACGCCATTGGCTATGCAGACGAGTAGGTCGCTCATACGCAATCCTTCAGTCGATCAAGCATCGATTTATCGTTGTCAAATTCTTCGAACATGGAGCGTATCGTTTGCGTCTCGGCGACCAGCTCGCCGGTGTCGTCGAGGCGCTGGCCGACAGGGACCGCCATATCAAGCAGATCCATCTGCGCTCGAGCGCCAGTGTCGAATAGACCCTCATCCATAGGTCGAGTGCCGTCGGTCAGGGGTGCATCAACAGCAGCCTGGGCGCGCGTCGCGTCGGTTATAGGCTCGACGCCTTCTATTAAGGTTTGTTCGCCTTGAAGGGTGCGTTCTGTTTGACCCACGCGGCCAGCCGCTTGTCCGCCTCCGCTTGATCCTCGTCGTAGTCGAACGTCAACTTCTTGGAGGGGGCTGTCTGGACTTTCATCGAGGACGCCTTTGGCGCTGTCGATGGGGCTTTCGTTTTCGATGGTGGCATATCTATCGGCCTTTGACTTGGTTGCATTATAAGTGAGTTGCGGGTTGTCGCCAACCGCGCGAATGTAATCAGGCGGTATCAATCGACCCGTATCGATGAACCGGCCAATCATGCGGCGGTATGCTGTGTCTCCGCTGACCTGCATCAGAATGACATCGACCTCGTAACCGGCCTCTTTCATTAGATTGATGGTTGTTTCAATCTCTGCGGCAGTGCGGCCCGTGCGCGGAATGACAACATTGTCGCCAGCCGTAATGACTTCCCGCATAACCAGCTCAGCCAGAAATGTACTTTCCGCATGAACCGCATTGGCTCCAATGCCACCCTGGAATTCCGGCAATACCTTTTTCGCTTCGTCACTATCCACAATTGCCGCTTTGCGCGCCTGGGCAACCTTGTTGGCAAAATAAGATTTACCGCTCGCAGGGGGGCCAAGCATGATCGTCGCGCGACGGCCTTGCTCGATCTGCCCAGGGAATGTTTTTTTGTCATCCTCCCAGCCGAGCCGTTTCGCGTTCTCATATAGGCGCTGCACACCGGCTTCGTAACCGACAACGGTTTCATCGCCGAACCTAAACTCTCGAGCGGCCTGAAACTCTGGCGTCCCATATCCCTGGGCTTCTTTGGTCAGCGGGATCGCCATTGCTTGCTCGAGGGCGTCAACCACCGCTGGATGCGCGTCTATCTGTTCCGGCGTCGCACCCGCATCGACAATGCGCTTCAGGTCTTGACGCAGCTCTACGTCCGGCTGAGCGGCCTCTCTGAGCTCCGTTTCCTCGCGCAGTGTCGCCTCGGCTGCATCGGCCTGGTCCTGGGAGCCCTTGCCGTTGGGCTCGTCAAATTGCTCTAGGCTTTCGCGTTCTGCGCTCGCAGCGAGCCGATCACCTTCCGGCGCAACGTCAGCTCTACGTCCTTCGCTAAGAATTCCTGTGCCATGTAGATCGCCTCCGTCAATTGCTGATCGGACAGCTTCGGCGACGTTTCTTGCTTGTTCTGCGAGCGGCGCGCCGTCTGCGTATTGTCTTGCTGCGAGGTTAAGGGCGTCTGAGATTGCGCCTTTGACGTTCGCCTGGCTTTGGACGATTTCGAGCGCTTGGGCATCGGTCGTGCTCCTTTGTACGTTACTGTCGGCGGATAACTTGTTGCCTTCCGCTTCGATGCGTTGCTGGTTATCGACAAGAGAGCGGAAAACACGCTTATCGTTTTTCAGGATCTTCAGCGTCTGATCGAGAACCTTGGCGCGCTCGAGCATCAGCGATTGCGTCATTTCCTCGACGCCGAACAGACCTTCCTGCGTTTCCTGGCGGAACTCCATGTCTCGCGCCTGGCGCACTATCGCCTCGGCCTGGGTGATGTTTGCTGGCTCAGCTTTCGCCAGGAGCTGCATTACCGCCATTTGCTTTGCCGGGTCATCGATCAGCCGCCCGACAACCGCCGCATAGTTAGTCGGGACGATTTCATTGATGACCAGGCCGAAGCTCTCGTCGCTGAGCTTCACCAGCTCTTTCGCCTGGCGGACCATTTGAGACATCGGCGGCAGCTCGCCCAAGCGATTAGGATCTACCCGCAGCACTTTGGCCGCATCAACGACGCTGCCGGAGCCTTGCGCGATATTAGTCAGCGCAGCGACAACTCGAGCCTGTTCTGGTGTGACGCCATCAGCTTCGCGTAGCTTGAACCCATAGAGCTGTATATCGGCATCGGGGTCTGCTGCTTTCAGCCGCTTTGCCAGGCCGAACCTTTGATGACCGTCCGCGATAAATTGCCGACCATCGGCGAACTCGTACACCATCACGGTGCCAGCTTTATACGGATCCCATTGCGTGACGCCTTGTAGCGTTTCGATGACGCCCTCAGTATCGCCGCCAGATTTGAACTGGAACGTCTTGGCATCGACCTTCACGCGGTCGAAATCCAATCGAAACACGGTGCCGTCCAGGTTGTCCTGGTGATGGATGTCGTCAGGCACCCGCTTCGGTGCTACCGGTTCGTGCGGCATGTTAAGCGGCTCGTCACGAACAAGCGCCAGCTCGGCTTTTATCTGCCGATCCAGGTGCTCCGCCTGTGCGTCCAGGTCGTCAGCGGCGAGGGGGCTGGCTTCTTCCGCGTCATCAGCTCGCACTGCGATATCGACCTCGGGCGGCATATCGACCCCGGCCTTCTGTAGCGCCTCGATGCCAGCGCGCATTTCTTGCTCGGACAGGTTTATGAGCTTTTCGTTCAGCTCAGCAATGCCCATTTCATCGATGTTTTTAGAGAACTCCCGGCCTACAGCACCAACGGGATCGAGGCGATTTCGTAGGGCCGGGGTTCCCTTCATTACTCCGCGCAGCGCACCGCTGAACGCAGCGCCACCAGCAAACGCCATGCCGACGTTGAAAAAGAATTGTTGGGAGTCATAACCGAGCCCAATGGATTTCCGCCATTTGGCGACGTCAGCTTGTGATAGAGCAACCGGCCCGGCAACAATCAGGCCATCGATTAAAGCGCCGCCGAGAACACTGGCGCGGCTCGAGGCTCCCATGACAAGCGTCGGAGCAAACGGGCTACGAAGCAACGCCTCTGTCTCCGCAAGAGCAGAACCCATCATCGCGCCGATATCGCCCAGCGTTGTCGCCTGGCTCGCTACTTTGTCCGCGTCTTTCTGTCGGCCAATCGCGAGTTCCTTCGCGCCTTGCAGGGCTTGCTCGCGGCTGATTGTTGCCTTGCCCTGGGCCTTCAGCGCATCGTTCAAAATGTCCAGGCGGCGACTGAATTCGAAATAAGGCTGGTCTTCGTCCGGCCCTTCCGCCTCATCGACCTGGTCGGCGTAGAAGCGCGGCAATCGACCCGTGGCTCGAGCTGTCGAGCGGCCATTTAGCGCGTCATAAAAATGGCCTGGGTTCTTAATGCTGGGGTCGCCGAGATCTTTAAGGGTCCGGTCAAAATACTCGATCAGGCTGTCTTGCTGCGCGCGATGCGTGTTGACCGATTTGAAAGCAAAGTATTCCGCAGAGAGGTTTTCCAGCGGACCTGTTTCGTAACCGCTGAACGTGTCACCAGCCATCACCTCCGTCATTACATTTTGAGGGTTGCTGAATATCGTCATCAGTCGAGCAAGCCAGCGCGTTGTTCTCTGCGATACGCGACGAGCTCGTTCAGATCCACCGTGACCGGCATCCCGTTTCTGCCGACCAGCGGCTTGCCGTTGTACATCAGACCGACCCGCGCGCCGTCCATTGTCCGCAGCGTCATGTTTTCATAGAGGCGCTCATCGACAGGGTAGGGCTTGCCGTTCACATAAGGACGAATACCGAGCGCGTCGAAATCTTCGCTGGTCAGCGGCCCTTCAATTTTTTTGCTGCGTTTGCCAGCACCATACGCACTCGGCACTGCGGCGCTCTGTACGACTACCGCGCCTTCAAATAACGATTTCAGAGAATTCGGATCATCCTCGTCCACCATAACGCTCTGCGGCACGACAACCTTGCCGCCGTTGTAATCTTGAATGCCGCCAGCAACGTGTGTGCCTTGGACGACCATCGCGCCCTGGGATTGCTGAATTGCCAGCTCGAGGTCGTCGTTTTTAGAAGTATCGAACTCGCTGCCCTCTAATTTTTTGCCGACTGCAAAAGCGAGGAGGGTGGCCTTACCTCTTGCAATGTCTTCGCTCTGCACTCCAGCAGCGGCTAGGCGGGTTTCGACGTGGGCCTCGAGATCTTTTTTTTCTGTACCGTCTAAATCAAAAGCAGACGCGCCGCCTTGTTCTGGTTTGCGCGCGGCTTGTCCTCGCAACACCGTTTCCGCAAAATCCCTGTTGCCCGTAATCGTAAGCAATGCGCCGACGTTTGCAGCGACCGGGTTTTTAGGCGCTATCTGCCGCAACACATCTATGGCGTGATTACCGAACCCCGCCGCAATGTTGCGGAATGCAAGCATCTGTTCCGCCACCGTTGCGGTGCTGAGCATTTGCGTAAGATCTTCTTTCTCGGCGTCCGACAAAAAGACCTTGGAAGGGGTGCCGTACATGCGCGCGGAAAAGTTATTGATTTGCTCGACGCGGTCGCGCATCCCGGCAGGATTGGCGAGACTGATCGGCGGGAGCTCGCGGCTGTCATTAATCTCTTTGTAGAATTCGACCGGCTTGTCCCGCATCTTTTCAGCACGGTCAGCCATTTGATCCAGGAACTTAATCCTGTCGCGTTCGTACTCCGTTACGTTGCCGTCCTGTGTGGAGTCAGCGCGCAGCTTTTCTGCCATTCGGCGCAACACAACCGGCGGCATCCCGCGATGTTCTTTATGGTAGTCGCGCAAAGCAACAAGGTTCGATACGTCAGCGATCAGCTCGGGATCGCCGGTGGCTCGCGCGTCTTGGACGAGCTGATCGATGCGATCCTGGCCGACGATTAAATTGTCCTGGATTGTTTTGCTGATTACGTTCGCGTCGCCTCGAACCTCCGCGATGTCTGCCTTGAGCTGTTTCTTGGCGGCTGCGGCTGCGGCACGGCTCGCGGCGAGCTCCGAGCGCATGTAGGTCGCCATCTCGTTGCCCAAGACTTTCTTGCCTTCCTCGAGCAACCCGCGCGCCAGACCTTTGCCCTTGTCCAGGTCAGCCTGGAACTTTTCGATATACTGATCCGCATTGCCCACTGACTTCGCGCGGTCGAACTCTCCACGGACGCGAGCACGATGGAAGCGCGTTTTCAGTTGCTCGATGTCTTTCGCAAACGCAGCCGTGCCAGTTTGGCCGAGCGCCTCCATGCTTTCGGTAAAATCAGCGATAACATTAGCGAGCTCGGTTTCGTCGCCGGTTTGTCGGCCTAGATTTTCAACCTGGCGCCGCGTGTCACTGAACAGTGTGACAGCTTGCCCATCAAGGCGCTTTTGCTCGCGCTTCAGATGGTCAGTTGAGTAATCGAGAAAGACCGATTGCGCTGAGCTCTCGAGCTTACGATTTAACTTTGCAGCGGTCAGGGGGTCGAGATCGTTCATCGACTGCGCGTAACCGTTACGGATGTCCGCTAGTTCCTGCGCGAGATCCTGGGGGTCGCCTTTGTCTTTCTGATACCGTAGCCAGGCGTTTTGCATTTCTGTCTTAGCAGCCGTCTCGATATCGACGCTTGCAACGCTGACAGCCGCGTCGAAGGCCGCTTGTTCATAGACCGAATATGTGGGGCGTTCGCCGCCGCTACCGCGCAGGGTGCCGGTAGGATCAGCTAGACCAGCTCGGGTGCCTTCAGCTTTTGCTTTTGTCTCGAGCTCTTTGGTCGCGAACTGCACGACGCGCTGCGCGTTGTTTGCCAGGGATTGTGCGCCTCGAGCTGTTTCGCGGAGCGCCGCCTGGTCTACATTCAGGGGGCGGGTGATGCTCGCTGATAGCTGGCTGCCTCGGCGATAGGTTGGAAATCTCGCCATTAGATCGCCCTCGTTGGTCCGCCGTAATATGAGGGTGGCATCGCCCCAAATGATCCAGGAGCATTCATGCCGAAGTTTCCACCCGCGCCCGTGTACTTCGGCGCTGGCGGAGGTTTCGGCGGTGCGCTGGGCGTCGAGAGCTTACGTATCGTATAAGCGCCCATCGCCAAGTTGCCGATAGCTGATATGTACGCCTGGGTTTTGGCTTCTGATGCGGCCTGTCGATAAATGCGTGCTTGATATTCAGCGGAGCCTTGGATGATGTTCTGGTTTTCAGCAGCGAGCGCGGCATTGTCTTGCTCGGTGCTGTAGTCGAGATAGCCCTCTTTCAGGTTCACGGTCATCAGGTTGCCGGTCGAACCGCTGAAGGGATCGAGCGCACCGGCAGCTCCTCGAGCGTTGATTGTGGCGAGATTGCGATTGACCGCTCGCAGGATCTCGACGCCCTTCTGTTTGTAATTGAGCTCCTCTTTCCGCGCGCGGATCACGTCGGATCTCGCCTGGATTAGTGTTTGCTGAGCTTGAGCCTGGTAATTAGCAGCCTGGGCCTGACCGGCGCGGATTGTGCCGTAGGCTTGCAACCCCATGCCGACGATGGCGAGTGTTTGCATTATGCACCTACCGATATTTTGTAATCGAGGGCCAGCAACGTGAGATCGAGCGGCACGGTCTGGCTTACCGTGATGGTTCCCTCGTTGGTGTAACCAAGCAGCGGCCCGACCTTTTTCACTCCAGTGAACGGCTGGACAGAACTATCGAGCGCGCTCTCACCAAACTGCCGGAAAGCGACGAGCTGGCCGTTCACCGTCATCGCTTGGCTTTCGAACACCTCGGCGTTGATTTCCAGAATGCGCTTTTTGAAACCCTTGAGATTGCCGCTTTGCAGCCTGGGCTCGACCGGCATCGTGACAACCGAAACGATGAAGGGCATTCCGATTTCGTAATTAGAGGTAGATGCGCGGTCGAAAGTGACACTGCCGCTAGAAACCGTTTTATCGGACTGCACATTGCCATCTACGATTACATCTAGGGTTTCCCCCTCGAGATGCGCTGCTGCGCCTGTAGCGCTCGCGGAGGCCGAATAAACGGCACTGTCGGTGTGCAGGGTGCTGTCAAAATACTCGACGTAGTATTTATCGCCGCCGTTGATCTCGCGTTTCACGATGACGTAAGCCGTATCGACATCGATGCCGATTGCTTGGAACTCGCCATCCGTAATAAATTCGCTGGGGGCGACGACCTGTTGCGCGCGCAGCAGCGAGAACACAGACATCGTTCCAGCTTCGGAATTGACTATGAATAGGCGGTCGGCTTCTTCCGTGTTCGTTGCGCGGCGGATCGCCATATCGATTGGCGTCTTGAGCAAATGCCCGGACAACAACGATATGGCGCTAGTGGTGTAGGCGAGCTCGGCGTCGCTAAACAGCAGTTCGTTGAGCTGCTTGCCCTGGCGCTGGATAAACAGTGTGCCACTATCGAGGCCAGCGACAGGAATGCCAGGCTTCGCGCCGTTCCGCGTGGCGACCTTGACGGTGAGGTTCGACGGCGTGATTGGTTCGCCCACAGTCTGCGGCACAAAGAACTCGCCGCCGGTCGTGAATATCTGGAGATCTCGACCGCTGAATATATCGACAATCTGGTTTAGCGACGCGGTTGTAATCGACGCGCTGACAGTCTGATCGTCTAACCCCTCGCCGAATTCGAAATCAAAGAACTGATTGACGTTCGAGCCCCAGAACGTAGTCGGCTCAGACTTCGATCCGCCAAAATATAAACGGCCCTCGTGGAATGTAATGCTTGCCGGATATCCTCGCGTTGCGCTCCAACTGTCCTCATAGCCGCTCTCGAGCTCCCAATCGCCCGACGCAACGGCAGCAGTGTCGAATAGGTCGATTTCACAAAAACCTTTGACGACTGTCGTGCTGACGTACTCGATAATGCGAACACGACCGAACAGGCTTGTGATGTTGATATATTGCTTTTCGAAAGAAGGCTGGAAAATGCCCGACGACGCTGTCAGCGTAATGTTGCCGGTGGTACCCGACGGCGTTATCGACGCAGACGGGTTTGAAGTTAAGATCGTGAAAGCATGGGTGGGCGCGTTGGCAAACGTGATGACGCTCGCGGTCCAATCGGAGTTTGTCGCGCCGCGCACAATTTTCAGCGGCGGCAGATCCTCATGCACGAAGATAATCGTGTCAGCGTTCTGCGCGTAGCGGATCTTCGGCAGCATCGCGGACGTGATCGAGCTGACCGCCAGGTAATCGTTGCCGCTGCCATTGATGTCGGTGACGAGCACCTTGTCGCGGAAAATGTAGATCCGCTGATTGACCAGGGCGAACATATAGCTGTCGTCCGCGCTGAACTCGAACGGGATCAGGCGCACACCGTTCTGAGGGTTTGCAGCACTCGGCAGCTCAGTGATGTATCGAAGGCCGTCCCGCCGCCGCAATCCGCCCTGCGGCATGATCGTGACATTCTCGGCAGTCTGGAGCCCGTTGTAATACTGATTCAGATCGACGCGCGACCGGAGTAAGGGGTCGATAGCGCCTGATGCAAAGTTAGTCTGGATTCGAACAACACGGCTCACGTTGCCCTCACCCTGATAAGATCAAAGTCTTCGATTGCCTGGTTAGGCTTATTGGAGCCGTCGATTTGCATCGCCTGGCGGGTCATGCCGCCGCGCCCGTTGTCACCAGCGCCGCCAACAGCGATCACCTGGTAATACTGCGCTTTTGTAATCTGGTCCGTGACCGTCTCGGCGAAATGCCAGGAGAGCCAATACTTGAGGAGCTGCACGAAGTAAGACGGCATTACGTCCTCGGAAACGTGGAACTGATAATCAACAAACACTGTCTCGAGGCTTGTCAGCAGCTTGTCGCCGACAATCGTCCAGCCTTCGTTGACCGGGCGGGCTCCCGCGCTCGAGCTGTTAAACACTGCGCGAACACCGCTGCCGATGATGTCGGCGGGCAAAACGTATTCGTATTTGAATTCTGAGGCAGGGGTATCCACCGTCCTGGCAAGCTGCGTTTTTTTGAAGCTAAAAGCCCAGGGGTGGAGGGTCAGAACGAACTCGGCAATATCGTCATATAGGCGGTCGCAGATCTGCGCGGCGTCGGTGCCTTCTGAAAACGACGAAAGGGGCGAAGCCCCCAGCATGATTAGACTGTCGGAACAGATCGAAAGTTTCGTGTCGCCTGACGCCATTGGCCCTCCGAAAAGAAAGGGTGGGCGGGATCAGCGCTAGACCCCGCCCATTCTTCGTTAGTCGCCGTCGGTTTCCGCGATTGCGGTTCCGTCGGAAACATCAACAACCCCCGACGCATTGCTGAGCACGATCACCCAGTTCGCCGTCGGTGTGTTGCTGTCCATCACCAGGATGACATCACGAACAGAAACCTCGTCGGATACTGCATTGAAATATCCAGAGGTGTTGACCGTCGCGATGGCGTCCGCCGAAGTGTAGGACCAAATCGCAGGAGCATTGCCCTTTTTGCTCTGCCCTCCGATAGGGTTCCAGCCGTCTCTCGAAAAAGCCATGATTAGGACTCCCGGCAAGTGATTTTGACAATGCCGCCAGCGGTTCCATCCTCAACGGCGACCGCACCAGCGGAGAACATGCTCGCCACGAGGAACGAGGTTTTCTCTGCAATGTAGTCAACGCGGGATTGCTGGTTCATCGACATACCAAGGCCCAGCGCGTTCTTGTGGAACGCATACGCTACGCGGTCGCTGGAGCCGTCGATGGTCAGACCGCCCTCGTCCATATCGCCCAGGGTCACGATGCTGAAACCCATGTAGGACGAGATCGACCCAGACATTAAGGCGCGCCCCGTCTCGAAATCGAAACTGGTGGCCTTGTCTTCGCCGAGCAGGGCGTTGAGCGAGTTGGCGTGCATCAGCAGAACGCGATCCCCGGAAGGGACATTATTCGCATTTAGCTTTTTGGCCGCTTCGCGGATCTTGGCGACGTTCATATCGG